GTAATTATTCGCCTGTAGCAACCATTTCAAATGTACTATAACGGAATGTACAAGTTCTTTGAACCTTTTCTGCACTTTCCATACCCAAAGCAGTAGATTGAACTGTCTTCGGCCATACATAGTAGAATTTGAATTCAACAGGAAGTTTTTGCTTCAAAGCAGAATCATAAAGAACTACTCTAGCTGTAGCACAGTAGTCTTTAAGATAGTTAGAACTAGCACCACCTGTAATACCACCGACATCAATATCGTTCTGGAAACCACCATTGAATAGTAAGTTCTGCCAGCGATGTAATGCCTTAGAAATGTACATATCCTGGAACTCGTCAAATGCGACATCAAATGTACCATCCATAGTAGACTTACCAGGATAGACTAATTTTGTTCCCATATATTCGGTGATGAGTTCACCAAAATCTTTCTGTGGCATAGATGCGGTTTTAGCACGAAGCATAAAATCGTCTGTTCCAATAACATTTGACAATACAGAACCACTTTCATATTCAAAGATAATCTGGTAAAGATAATTCTTTGCAAGGTCTGGCAAATTCTTAATGGAAGTAGTAAATACAGACATATTGTTAGACATTGACATATTTAATTTCTCCTAAACTTCTCTAATGTATTTATGACTTTCCAATTATTGTCCACCGTGCTGTGGTGGTAATGTTTTCAAGAAAGCATCTCTAGGTACACTACCAATATCAGTATCAACGGCGACCTGTTCTGGTTTCAATAGTTTGTGTGTGTGCATATCACCAAGTGGGATAACTTCCCAATTCATAATCAAGTGGATATGGTCGCAACAAGGAGCCAAACCTTCTTTATGGTCTGGGTTATCCAACAACACATCACCAGTATATCCATAACCAGTTTGATTATCCCAAATTACATACTTGTGGTGGTGAGGTCCCATCCATTGAGAACCTTCAAATCCGTCTGTATCACCTGCTTCAGCCATATTTTCGTTGATAACAGGTTTTACCTTACGGAATTCTTGAACAATATAATCATCTAATTTCATATAAACTCCTTACTTAAAGTTCTTGATAAGACCAATAATCTTGTCTATTTCTTCAATGGTATCACCGAAGATATTTTCAAGACTAATTTTTGTACTATATGCTCTTTTAAGATTTTCTAGTTCATCACGATATGCTTCAATTTTTACAAGAGCATTTCCCAAATCAAAGATTTCGTCATTCATATTGTAAGTTTTAGAATTTAATTTGAATGGCACACCCATAGAAAGGACTGTTTCAACTAGCTTGTCGGCAAAATCACGAATGCAGTCATACAAGTTTTCAAATTGTGTATGCTGGAAACCGGATTGACAAGACCAGTGATAAGTGTGAATTTTGTCTGCAAAGACCAAACTGTCCATAGCAAAGGTGTAGAGTTTTTCTACTTCATTTGTTTGTGAACTAGCCAAAAAGGTCAAAAAATCTTGTGGAGCTTCTTTAACAACTTCTATTTCCATTTTATTTTCTCCCATTATAATGTATTTATAAAAAATGGTGGCTCTATACAGAGCCACCAGGGTGAAACGTGTTCGGAGTTTTTCGGCTTGGAGTGAAACTTGTTAGAAACCTAAATCGTCTCCTTCTTCGTCATTTTCGTCACCGCCTTCTTCCTTAGCTGCATCAGCTTTAGCAAGAATTTCGGCAGATTCTTCAGCGATAAGTCTATCGTTTCTAATTCTTTGTTCGGAAGTTAAACCAAGTATATCTTCCATAAAGAATTGACGAGAGAACAAAGGACCAAGGTTTTCGGAGCCAGGTTTGACGTTATCCAATGTAGGAAGGAATTGAGATAGAGAACCAACAACACCACTTCTCTTTTCACACATTGACAAAGAACGCATAAGTTCAAAGTCAGTAGCTGGAATCAAGTCAATGTGATAAATGGTTTTGTCAAGATACTTACTATCATATCCACGAACCTGCAAATGAACGAGGAATACCTGATAAATGATGTCGCAGAACTTTCTACGAAGTCTCTTATTCAATTTTTGGAAAGATGCTTCTTCCAATGTAAGGCTTTCAACACCTTGTGTATAAGGAGTGCCACCACCTTCACCGGATTGCCATCTACTAGAAGGAACCTGAAGAGCATCAGCAACTTGTTCACGGAACATTTTAACGTCATCCAACTGTCCGCTAAATTCTGTTGAACCCTTGAAACTTTCAACTGAAGAACCCTGACCATCGGAGTCAATAGAGAGCCAGAAATCTTCTACGAAAGCCTGAACATTGTTATTGGATTGAATCATACCAGTAACAGGGTCAATAGTCAACTGCTTACGATACTTGGAGCGAATTTCCTGCATATACTCAGGAACCTTAGATGTAGGAAGTTTACCTGTGTAAATCTTGAAAATTCTCTTTTCAGGAGCACGTGTAATTCTGTAAACAGTCAAAGCATCTTCAATAGCACGAAGTTGGTTAATTGGACGAATAGCTGGTTCCAAGTGACCGCGTATATCGTTCTTATTGTTACCCCAGAACCCATAGTTAATATAAGCAACTTGGTTTGTAGTAAATGATTTTGGTTCTGTGTCTAAATCAGGGTTCAACAATTTAATATCTTCAATGAACCCCTGAAGAATACCATCGTCATAAACACACATTGTGCAGTATGGTGGCAAACATTTAATACCAGCAACTTTATCACCTTTTGTGTTCAAACAAATTTCAAAGAACAATTCGGCATCAACCAACCACTTATAGTAGTAATACCATAATTGGTCTTTTCCGAAAACTTCGTTAATGATATAATTGAATTCATCACGCAAAGTCATTAACTCAGTTTCTGTAAATTTTGATTTGAAAGCTCTGTCTATATCAAATGTAGCAACTTCGCCCAAAGCATTTTCACAAACGGCTTCGTCAGCCATCATAGTCAAACACTTACGAACGAAAGGATATAATGCCAAATTACGATAGGTACTAATTCTTTGTCTTTTGTTTGCGAAGACCTGTTCAAACATAATGCCAGATGCATCATATACATCAGAGCCTTCTACATAACCATTTAAATATCCGTGGGTTAATCTTTTCCAGTCAACAGCATCTTCACTTCTACCATAAGAATTTAATGCTGCTTCAGCAGAACGAACCATCTGGTGTTCTGGCTCTGGTTGTAAGAATTTATCACTGAATGGATTCCAAAAACCTAAACTCATATTATAACCTCAAATTATATCACTATTTATAATTAACAATTTTGTTCCATAGTCTATCTGGCACATAAGTTTCCAAATCTTTTTTCAATTTTTCGTCTTTGATTAGTTTCAAATCGTGATTAGCCATTGACAAAAACCAACTATCAACCATTAAGTTATCTGCTATATCTTCAAGTTGTGGCTTATCAAAATAAAGATATGGCTGAGTAATGAAGCCATCATCATTTCCCAAGTTATTTCTGTCTTGTCTTAAAGTTCTCAATGCTCCATATCTAAACAACATAACTAATTGAGCGAGCCATTCACCATCTTCAGGTGTTGCTTCACTACACCAGTCCCAAGCAACTTCAATGCCTTTTGTGGAATCAGACCAAATTACCCCTTCAGGCCATTCACACAATAATTGTTCATTTATATATTCTTGGAAATTTTCATTGAACTGTGGTGCTAAAAATTTATCTTTTACTTTATTGAAATCTTTTTTGACTGGTTCATAAGGTTTTCTGTTGTAGTTTATATCTGGGTTCTTTTTGTTATATGCCATACCCATATTTTGACGGGCGATAAATGACTTTTTCTGTTTGAGTTTAATCAAGTTCATTTTAGCATTACGCTTGATTTTACCTTTTCTCTGACCAAGTCTACGATTTCTTTTTTCTTTGGCAGTTATACGAACTTCTCTGGGTTTGCCATTGGCATCGTATTCAACACGATAACCTTTACGGTTGGTCTTCCATTTCTTAATCTTCTTGTTCTTACGAACAACATATTTGACCTTGAGAGCTTCGTTTAAATAATCATCAAAATTCATACTATATTTATGATAAAAGAATGGCTCCCGAGAAGGGAGCCATTTTTGTTGCTTTGAAACGTGTCCGAATTTTTATTTCGTGGAGGCAACAAAACTTTATTTTAATTTAATAATCAACCTGTCAAAAACGCTTTCACCATTTAGTTTAAGTTTTCCATCTACACCTAAAATTTCAAACGGCAAGTTATCCGGGTCCACATTTTGTAAAATACTTACTGGCACACCAAGTACTTCGTCTGTGTCAGGTATTGCTCTCTGTGACTTTACAGAAATGATATCTGCGTTGTCAAATTTAGGGAATTTTTCTTC